CTATCCCGCTTTAATGTCAACGACATCAAGCGGGCTTTGTGCGTCCGCGTAAAATGAGCCGTTAGCGTTGTGCCAGTGCGTAGGCGGAAGCTCATCGCCGTTATGCTCAACGATTAATAGCTTGCCAAATTGGGTCTCATAGACGACGGTACCTGTATTGCCGTTGCGGAGGGTGACTGATTGATTTTGCATAGTTAAATCCTCATTTTGAGTTAGGTTTCAAATAAAAGTGCGGTGGGTTTTTAAATTGTTTTGAAAGCTAGTCACCTCCAACTTTGATGTTGATGTCTTTAAATGCTAGTGCGTTACCATCAATATCGCCATGCACTACAATTTTAAATCTGATAATTGCCACATCTGGCGGGAGTGAATCTGCAACTTGCTGTGCAATCCATTTCTCGTCTTGATAATTGCCCATAAGACCCGAATCATAAGATTGCACTACATTTTTATCGTTAAGCAATTGCACAATCACTCGGCACTGACCGTTACGCTGGTTATAAGTAAGTATTTTATAATCTAAGATAAAACGCTTAAATTTACCTGCTGTAACTTTATAGTCCCTATAAATTTCGGATTTCGGCTCTGCTGAGTGGCTTAACATAATATAGGGTTGTCCGCCAAGATCTCCGTCATCATAACGATTTATAAAATTATCACCCTTAGTCCATTTATCTTTGTAATTAAACTTATATAGCAATGTCATTACGCCACTTACAGTAAACAAATAGCGTTGCATGCTTTGAAGACCTGATTTGACGCTGTATAAAGCCACACGACTAAATTTTTCGTTATTTTTTTTGGCTTTGTCAGGATAAGTAAACTCAGTTGCTGTGGTAGATATTGAGCGCACTAAAGTGTCTCCATCTAACAAATCAACTTTATAGGTCACTCCTTGACCCAAGGTTGTGCTACCGTCAGTATGCGGAATCAACTTATCGGCCTGCACATCGCGGTCACGATGTGCCCAAGTAAGTTTAAATCCGCTAATATCAGCAATCGCATTACTATAACTACCATCAATTTGCACTTTACCCGGTGGATAAGGGCGGGCTTGACGTTGACGGGTGGTAAGTGTAAGCACCTGAGCTTTGCTCTCATCAAGCGTTTGCTGTGCCGTGCGGGTGAGCAATTTAGCTTTGATTTGCTCGCCCACAGTGTATTTTGTCTCGTCCGCCCCGGCGGCAAGCAGATAACACCACGCCAAGGTGCCCGCTTTATGCGCTTGTGGGATAGTATCTGCGCAACCGCGGCCTACGGTCATTGTGCCGGTTTTAAAATCAACGGAATCAATCTTGATAATCTCATCATCAACAATGAGCGCCTCAGCGCCCGAGAGGGCAGCATACTCACCCTCTAACTTAAACTTAATGCTTGTTTGATATGGCGTGACATCACCGACCAGCTCAACACATGGTGTGAATGAGCCCGTCGCGGTTTGTGCATAGCCCGCGCCTACGTTGACTAACATGTCATACCCCACGGAAAGCGGTGTAGGTTGTGCACCTAGACTCCACACAAAACAGTCAGTCGGCTTGATATAAGCGCGCTCTGCGTCAGATAACACAAGGGGGAGTACGTGATACGGCACCTCAAATAAGCGCTCGGAATCAATCGGTTTGGCGGTGTAGTCTGGGGGCGTGTAAAGTGACTCGCCTTTTTGCGTAGAGTAGTTAGCGGCGGGAAGCCCGAACACATCTTGCAGACAAGTGGCGACAATCTCACCCTCGTTGCCGTTTTTGAGCTCGCCCACCCGAAAGACTACGTCCACAATGTCACGCTCCGGCAAATTGACCCGGATAACATCGCCCGGGCGTAACTCACTGCCGCGCATATCAAAGGTAATTTTAAGCCGCGTTAAGCCACTAGCAATCATCTCTAAATCACGTTGCGCCACACGTGCAGCTAAATCAAAAGTCGGAATCCCCTTGTACTCAACTGTCTTGCTAATTACGCCGTGCATTTGTACTGCGGCGATATTGTTAGCTATCGCTTGGTCGTCGCGGTTTGTCACCGGCTCACGGTATTTAACAATGATTTGATTAGCCTGTTTATCAGTCGCCGCGCTGTCGTCATCGAGCACGGACAGAATCCCATTATCGTATGTAAACAGTGGTAAATCCTCGACTTTGTAATCATGGCGAATCAGTTTAATTGCTTGTTTGCCGGTCTCAATGTTGTCATATTGCGCCGCGCCGATGTGATCCACAATTTGCTGAATGAACTCTTTAATGGAGGTTTGGCGGTTGTAGCGGATACACAAGCCAAAGCCCTCGGCATAAAGCGTATCGGCGGCTTTTTTGTAGCTATCCAAATCCAAATCGGAAAGGTCTTTTTTACCGCCCCAACTCTTATTCGTAGCGCACTCAACTAAGATATGTGCCGGATTCATCGCATGAATCTCCCGCACATTCTTTTCTTGCTCCGGGGTTAATCCGGAGATTTTGAGATTATCATTACGAAGCAGAATTTTAGCTTTTTCGGGGTACCACACCACGCCACCGTGCCAGCCTTTATTTGCTCGTCTTACTCGGTAACTATGTTTTTTGGGATAGGCGTTATAGCAACTGATTAATCCGCTAAACACTGTCGTGACAACACCGCGGAAGCCCGGAATTATGTCATCTTGGCTAAGATTACCCGGCTCTAAGTTGCCATTTTGGAAAAATTTATTGCGCTCAGGATTTTTGTTTGCGTATTTACGCATCCATCTTGAGGCATTGGTAGCAAGCGATGGGTTATAAACTCCTTTAAGCAAATTAATCAGCATTTGTGTTGGCTTTTGGTCGGGCTCACCCATGAGTATCTCCATGCGCCCCTGAATCCCACCCTCGCCACCGGTATTATCACCGCCGAAGAGGTTGGGCTTGTCGATATAAATCGCCTGCGAGTGGGTGAGCTCACCTGGCTTGCCAACATACGCCGTCTTGTCATCAACACGGAGCTCGACAATCTCGTCCACGGGTCCACGCCCAAGCCCGCTTTGAATATCCCAATAATAACGATAACCAACCGTTACCGACCCACCGCCACGTTTGCCACCCATTATTTATCTCCTTGACGCGCCGCAATGGCGGCATTAATACATTTGCGGGCAAACACACTGCCCGTATTTAAAAGCACATCAGAATCAATCCCGTGCGCTAAAAAATCGGCATAATCCAAGCCCTCACGCATAAAAAAGGCCTCCACGCCCGCCGCGCAGAAATCCACCCGGCGCATATCTTGCATTGTGATAGTAATGCTATCCATAACTTAGCCTTTTTTAATCTCGGTTGTGCGGTAGTTACCATATGCCAACACTTGCCAGTCCTCAGTCCAACAATCGCCAAAAAACACGCACTGCGGCGTACCCTCGTCAATTTGTGGAAAATTCCAGTCTTTAGCATTAACCGCATCCGGACTGTTGCTATTACCACGTTTATTAAGTGCTTGATTAATGTAATAACTGGCAACCGCCCAAGCGACGATTTTGACGATTGCCCATGCAATTGACTCATACATAATTAATCCCCCTAGAATACCCGTGAACCGTCATATGGCGACTTATTAGGCATGTGCGGCGCGCCACCGAAATTGAGCATATTGTTAAACTTTTTAAGACACGTCTCAGCGCGTCCATCGCACCCGGGATAAACTTTGATGACTGTGCCGATAGACAGTTTTTGGGTGCCACCCATAAGCGTGAGTTTGTTATTTTGATGAACGGTCACTGCACGCACCTCGCGCACACCGTCGTCCGTCCACTCGATGAAACCTGCATTAAACCAACCCCGCGGCAAGTTTTGCGGTAAATCAACAGTGATAGATACACCATCCATCGCACTTATAGTGAGCCCCGCCAAAACAAAGTTGCCTGGCTTAACCTTACAATCTACGTCATACAGTGTATAAGGGCAGTTACGCCCCCAAGTCAGGCGCAATCCTGCGCTATCCATGGTGTCGGACAGTGCCGCAGAGGTAAGATTGGTAGTATGTATATCCGGGCGACTCGCCTCCGTAATCGTGCCAATCCATACAATGCGAATCTCTTTGTCATCCTCATGTAAGCGCATAATAGTGAGCTTAACAGTTTGACTCGGCGGTAGCCCTCGATACAGGCGCGCCACAGGGTTGTTGCTCGGCATTCTAAGTGTCACATTGCCGTCACCTCCGCCGTCGCGGGCATCACTGATAGCAGACGCCAGCCATTTCTCGCCGTTAATCTCTAAATCCTTATCGGCATTGCAAAAGCGCCAGATTTTTTCGTTTTCACCGCGCACAAATTGATATAAATCAATCGGCCGACCCTCGGCAACGGAATGTGTCTTGCTTAAATAACTCATCTTTAAATATCCTTTAAACCGTCTTTAAAGTGCGGTCGATTTTATAGGTATTTTACGGCTCAAGCTCGTCGCGCAAGCCGCGGAAGCTCACAGTCACCGTTGCCGCGCCGTCCGCGTCTGTGTGATGCACCCAGCTCACGGTGTCACTCTCCAAGCGGGAGAGAGTCAGATATGAGATTTTAAGAATCCCCGCCTGCTTGATATTGAGCGTGTCGCCGTCAAATGCGAGCCGCTCTGTTGCAGAGTTAATCACACTGGACGACACAATACGGCGATAAAAAATCCGTCCTCCGGTGCACTCAATGCGCACATCTTGGCGTCCCGTTTGTTTTTGCAGTGCGCCGGTGTAGTTAATGTAGGCAATATCTAAGGTTTTGCCGACAATATCACTCATAGGGGTGACGTCTGTGCTTGCGGTTGCTACCCAAATTGCGCGCTGACGCCCGCGCAAGTGGTAAAACAGATTGCGGAGCTTGCGTTGTTCTTCCCGTCCGCTTGCCACAAAGCGGTGGGCGGTGATTTGCATAGCTTTATTGGCTGTGTCTAAGTAGTACGGCAAGCCCGTCTCGTTATCCAATGTCTTAATCAGCCGCGCATATTGCGCGGTGATGTCTTCCGACCACTCCGAGGTCGGCTCCAACACCGGGTGGTTGCGATACGTCGGCAAATGGCTCACATCATCACTCCACGCATTATGCTCGTGCAGTTGCAAGCGGATTTGTGCGGTTGACACGTTATCGCTTAAGCGGCGCACCTGCGGCATATCAGTGAGCACGGCGGAGCGGAGCGGGTAAACTGCGGTAAAAGTGCGGTCATAATTGCCAACGATTGGGCGCTTAACTGTGATTTTGTTTAGTTCTAACGCGGTGATTTCGACCATCTCCTTGTTGCTTCCGGTCATCAAAATTGCGCGCCCGCCGACAGCAAAATCATAGCCCCCGTGTTAATAGGCAAATCCACTGCTCCTTGTTGCACAGGCTGTAACAACCTTGCACAATCGGTAAAAATCGGCAGTGACCACACGCGCGAGCCGTAACCATAAAGGGCAGATTCAAAGAGTTGTCGCTCAACCTCCGAAAAACTCACTTTAAACTCAAAGGTACGGCGCGGACTCAAGCGGCGTGCAATGCGTTGTTCCGCCGCTGTTACCGATTGATGCACGCGGGTGAGCCACTCGAGATTTTCGGTCACATCTTCCGACCAGTCGGGCATAAACGACCAGTCGGTAGAACGCGAGCCGGTAATGCGTAAGGTGACGGGATTTTTGCCTAAAAAGTTAAACGTGACGACGCAATCAATCTCCGGTGTGCCTTGCATGCCGACTTTAACTGTCCATTTTTTAAGGGCGAGCGCGTTAAATGTTCCGGATGTTGGGCCGACAAGCTCTATACCCTCACCGCCAACCACGGAAACAGATAACAGTTTTACCGCACTTTTGTTGGCATTCCAGACTTGCACTTTAAAAGTCTGGTCGGTAGAGATTGAACCAAGATTGACGGTGTGCGGGATAACAATAATGCGCTTGTAAAGATCAGAGTAATAGTTAGGGATAACATACGCCTGCGCCCCCAACGTTTGATTTTTGATATTGCGCACATGAATCTGCCCGGAGGTTATTGCATTTTGTGCAACAAGTCGGGGATTTGCGCCGCGATACATAACTAAACCATCAAGATAGCCTGTATCCTTAATGCGAGCGCCTGCGCCTCTGATGATTTGATAACCGTTAAGCTTTGCCATAAAAATTACTCAATAATGCGGTATGCCACACCGTACTCGCCCGAATTATCATCGCCATCAGGAGCTTGACTTGGGTTGCCGGCCTGATATTGTGCACCCGGTATAAAAATCCAAGTATCGCCATTAATTTGGATTTTTTGCCGCGGGGCAATACCAACTAACAAACTCTCAAAACGGTCAGGTATAGTGCCCAATCGACGGAACAAATTATCAATACAATGCGCAATCGGAGTGTTAGCTACTGGAATGACCAATTGTCCGAATTTGCTTTTACTTTGTTTGAGTAACATACTTTCGGGGTGGTGGGTGTAATTAAACACCGAACCATTTGTCAACATGTAGCATCCGTGCTCTTTGTTATTTAGCGTGTCATATTGATAACGCCCATCAGCCTGAAAATACCATGGAGAGCGCGTATCTCCAGCAAGATTATCCGCCCTAACCACCGGGCCATACTCGTTGTATCCATCTGCCATCCCTAATGTTGTTCTGCTTGAGTCTAGTTTGCGGCGTTCGTATCCTGATTCGTACAATGTTGTACCAAAAGCATATTGCCCGCCGGTATATTGCCCCTCTTTGTTAAGCGTCCCCAGTCCAAAATGGCGAAATTTTGCTGCTTGGTATTGCACACACACATGCAAATATTGCGCGGTCCCAAAAAAGTCATAGCTAACAAATTTACCGGAATCTAAATGAGACACTCGCGTTTTAACTTTTGAATATGTGTTATTACATGACGCTCCAGGCTGATTGAAGCAGTCGCGATTTTTATCAACGCCGGTGCTAGCAATCACAAAAAGCATCTTGTCTTTAAACTCAAGTGCCCAGTAGCCTTCGGCGTTGCTTAAATAAAGCACATTTGTGCTATTTTTCTGAATAGTCCAGTTAAGCTTAACAGCAAACTCGGCGAGCTTACTTAATAAATCTGCGACGTTAGTCGCGGTGCCTGTTTGATACGCCATATTACGCTCCAAGCTCTAATACAAAATAATCGGTTGTTGTGGTGCGAAACGCGCCGTTACACACCACGCCTTTGTTGCCGTTTGGCAGTGTCACTTCATCTCCCACTGCACGTTGTACGCCCGGAATCCAATAAACACCATCATACGCACCCCATCGGTTTTCGCCCTGCGATGATTTTTTAAAGCTAATAAACTCAACTGGGAAGAGCGGATAACTTCCGCCAGGGGAAGCGCTTAACGTTTTCATTATGTACCAATTTTTATCATTATGTTTTTGCGGAATCGCGCACGGATAAAGCAATTGCTCGTTTGAATCGTTTGAATATGTTTGATAATCGCTTCCGCTAAAATCTCGCCAGCTTTGGTCTGGTGCGAACAACCAACAATTGCCGCTTAACGGATCTACAATGGATGAGTTATAAAATTCGGTGTTTGAGTAACGCAAAAATATCGGGTTATCACTTCTTGATTTTGGCGTTCTGATTGGCGCACTCCCCGCAATGCAAAGCGGATAGGGATATTCTGTCGGCGGTACGGTCGGCAGGATAAAGCCACAATAAGCACTTGAGCACACATTAGAGATACGCGTCACCACCTTAAAGCAACGGCCATCGGCGACCATGTAATAGTCAATCGGGCGAGCGTCAGCAAATAACACCACTCCCGGCGAGATATTGATAATCCCTGCTTGTACGTTATCGCCGCTAACTAATGTCTCATTAAAAAACGTACCACCAAAAAAGTTAAGGTTGTAAATGTCTTGCGAGATACTATTGACAGACTCACACATCACATAAATATCTTGCTCAACTCCGGTTCCGGTGGATTTCCAAACGATTTTCCGTTTTTCGACTTCCGTTGCTGTTTTTGCAACGGTTTTGTCCAACAACACCTTCCACGCCTGTCCGTTAGCAACTAACGTCGGGTCGGTGGTTAAAAACTTATTGAGTATGTCAAGCAAATCGCGCTCGTTTTGCGCGGTGCCGGTTTTATATGCCATGTGATAACCTCTTAATTTAAAATATCTTTTATTGTTTCTTTATTGGCGCGCAGCATGGTGATTACTGCTTTTTTGCCCTCGTTGGTTTTAATTCCCGCGGTAAATAACTCCGCGCTGTCAACGGCGAGTGTCTGTTGGATGTTGACCGGTGATGCTACCACCTGCGCGCCAGCGCGGCCGTCACGCAAAGAATCACTTAATCCAGGCTCACTGTAGCTTGGCACAGGCGGGACAGATACCGGGCCGCCGGTGGCGAGTTTGCGAAGGCGCTTATTGTTGATAGCGTCCATAAACGCGTGACCGTAGTGCGATACAGCCGACGCCTGAATCACCCATTCGCCGTCCGAAAGGCGAGCGGGAATGGAATCGGATGTGCTTGTACCCGGACCACGAATTGGCCCGCCGGTGGCGTGACCGCCCGCACCGGAAAACGCGCTAGCGATAGCACTCCACCAACCCCCGGCAGAACTTGTGACTTGCGTGACAAGTTGTTGTGCCGCAATCCTAATCATTGCATCTAAAATCGTGTTAGTGAGATTTAACACCGCTTCACGCAAGGTCATTGTCCCCTTGGCAAGCCCTACAATAGAGGTTTGTAATCCTTCGGTTAAACCCTCTTTAAAGGTCTTCTCAAGGTCGTTCCCCGCGTTTTTAAGCTCGGCAATCTTGATTTTCATGCCCTCTAGAGAGTTTTTCGCTGCCTCACCCTGGGCGCCCGGCATTTGGGCGAGTTTTTCAAGCACCGGGATTTGTTTTTCAAGCTCTGCCACAGTTTCGCCGTATAATGCTTTTAGTTGCTGTTGGCCCTCAAGGTGGCTAATTAAACCCACTTGCACTTGCGCTTGGATACGTTGCTCTTGTGTGCTTTGGTTTTGATACAAGCGATTAATCTCGTTTTGCACGCCGTCCACCTGCGCCTTGGCTTGCTCTAGCGGCAAGATTTTTTTAATCAGATTAATCCCGTCAACATTGGAGTGCTTGGTAAACTCGGCTAATAGCTTGTTATAACGGCCTTCAATGTCCGTGAGGTTGGCTTTAACCTCTTGCCCTGTTAAGCGCAAATACTGCACGTTAAGCGCAAGATTTTTGTCCGTCGCATCGTATTTGGTTTTTGATGACCGGGCGGATTTCTTGGCTTTTTCGCCTGCTTCGATTTTGGCGGCGTATTGTGCGGCGAGCTTGCGTTGCTCATCGTTTAAACCCTCTTTTTCCGCGTCATACATAATCTTCTGCGCGGTACCCATGCCGGCAGTCGCGGCACGGTCTTTTAAACGGTCAAGCCAGGATTCATTTTTTTTGTTTTGTTTTGCCTGCTCAATTTGTTTGTTAAGGTCAATCATCATGTTAATGCGGGCGATAAACGGATCCATTTCGCTTGCCGCATTGCCGGCTTGTTTGCTTAACGCGATAAAGGCTTGTTTCATATTTTCGAGTTGCTCGGTCGCCGTCATCGTCGCTTGCGTCAGCTCATTGCGCAGTTTTTTCTCGGTTTGCGTCAATTCACCGCTCATGGATTGCATTTGCTCTTCCGCGGCTTTAATAGCTTTTTTAAGCTCTTCTTGGGCTTCTGCTGCTTCTAAACCACCAAGATCTTTTAGCCGCTCGGCAAATTCGCCACCTGCTTCCATCGCGGCGTTAAATGCGGCGGTGAGTTGCTCCTGATTGATGTCAGCCAACTCTCCCGTTGTCTCGCTCAAGTCATTAACCGTGGCTTGTAGCGTCTTAATTTGCGCATTAACCTGATTTATCTCGTCTGCATTAATTAATCCTCCCATCACGCTAAAGCGGTTTTTGTTAAGCAATTCGTCGCGACGCTTAATTAACTCATCAAGCTGTGCTTTGGCTTCCTCAATTGCTTTATTGTTGGTTTCGACCTGGCTCACGCGCTCACTAAATCCGCCAATTTCGCCTAATTCTTTGCGGGCTTGGATTAATGATTGCGTTTTTTCGATGTTTGACTGGATGCTGTTGGCCGTTTGCTGATATTGCGCATCAAGCTCCGCCTCTTTTCCTTTGATGTATTCATACGCCGCGTAAAGACCAAAAATAGCGGTAATAGCAAGCCCAATAGGACCGCCTGCAAGCGCGAGTAAACTTTGGCCTAGTCCGCTAAACGTTGCGGCACGCATAGCCACAGCAAGGTTGCGGTTAGCTAATGCAAGACGTTCTGTAGCCAGTGTTGCTCTATCGGTTGACGCAGCCATCGCCACTGATGCCTGGGCGGCTTTAACCTCAATGGCGGCGCGGGCAACTAATGCATTGTTAGATGCCGCTGTCACCGCGGCATTGCGCGCCATAGCCACCGCACTTTGTACCATACCGGCGACAAAGCGGGAGGCGGCCACTGCGGCAACCACAAGTGCAACATTGCCAAACAAATCTAGATTATTAGCAAGCCCACTAATTGCGGCCGCTACTGTTGCGGTTAAAGAGATAGCGTTGTCGGTTTTGTTTAGGTATTCCGTCCACGCGTTGCCAAAATGTGCGCCGGCACGACCGATAGTCAGCGGCATGGATTCGTATTGTTTTTCAATTTCGGCGGCGGCTTCTTTCGTGGCGCTCAAGATAATCTGTGGTGTGAGCTCGCCATCTTCGGCCATCTTACGTAGTTCGGCACGGGTTTTGCCGAGGGATTTTTGCAACACCTCCAAAAAGATAGGCATTTGCTCGGCGACCGAGTTAAATTCTTCGCCGCGCAAGGTGCCGGAGGCTAAACCTTGGGATAACTGGATAATCGCGGACTTAGCCTCCTCGGGTAACGCCCCGGAGACGACCACCATTTGTTGCAATGTGCGGGTAAATTGGAGGAGTTCCGCGCTATTGGCCTTATCGCCCAACGCACGGTAAACGCGGGTATAAAGCTCCGCAGTGGATTTAAACGCATTGCCCGTCTCGTTAGAGATGTCCATTAACTCTCTAAATGTGCCTTTTGCCTCGTTGTTTGTGCGGGAGACAAGTTTAATGCGCGCCTGATAGCTAGTCATGGCATCGGCATCAAGTAAGATACTTTTAGCGCCAAGTGACACGCCGGCAATGGCGGTAAATCCTAATAATTGGGATTTAAACCCGTTTAATTGCTGGCTGACACTGTTTAATTCCGTTTTGGTTTGTTTTAGCTTGTTGTTAAGTTGCCCGGTGACGGTATCTAGCACACTTAAACCTTGCGCACCCGCTTTACCTTGCGCGCTCAAGCGATCACTTGCCGTGCCAACGCCTGTGATTTCCGCTTTAAACTGTTTAAAATTGCGCACCGCCGCATCCACATCGGCCTTAATGCGCATTGCAAGCGTCAAGGTATCTGCCATAAATTCACCTTAAAAATTGACCGCACTTTATGCGGTCAGGTCATTAATATAATTGGTTAAATCTTTGCCGCCGCTAAATCCTACGGCGCAATCTATTGCTCGTGCGGCGCGTTCACGGCGGGCGCGGAGCATGGATTTCCCGTAAAACAAGATGAGTTGTCGGGCGGTGTATTGCCCCAGCTCGTTAAATTGGTGACCGTTCGCCACCAAGTGCTCTATGATTTCGCCCCAATCAGGCGGCGCGCATTGGTCTGTGCTATTTGCTCGACTAGCGGTTGCACCGCTTTGCGGGTAAAAAAATTGCTGTTGACCGCCCACCACAACAACATCAAATCTTCGCCTTCTTGGGCGTTTAAATTAGCGACAAATGCCACAGGCTTGTTAATGGATACGGCAACCAGCTCAATAATGGCCTCATAGTTATCGGCAAGCGCCTGCATGATTTCATCCCATCGCGCGTTTTCAGGCTTATCAACACTGGCTAATTGGTCGCGCAAAGTTGCAATAAACGCTGCCAATTTGGCGTTATGTTGCATTTGTTGGATAAGCGTGTATTCCTTTACGGTGACGGTTTCGCCGCCCACGGTGATGTCGCGATTTGGGTAGAGGATGTCAAGTTCAGAGGTGGCTTGATTTTGCATATTTATTGCTCTTATATTTTGCTTGGAGAGTTCCCCGGGTATTACCCGGGGAGTGGGTTTATTTGCGGATTTTGATAACGCGACCAAAGCGTCCAAGCTCTTTATCGCCAACTTTTGTAGTGTCGGCAAGAACCTGGGCTTTAGTGGATAACGCATCTAATGAGTTATCGTTGTTAATCAAATTAAAGGCTTCCGTCGGGTTAAAGTTCACTTTGTAGAGTTCAACGACCGTCCATTCGTTCAGCTCCGCCAAGTTTTCGCCCTCGAAACGCAAGAACAAGTCTTTCGGGTTTTCGGTAAGCATTGCAACGCTTTCAAGCGCACCGTGCTTATATGCTACAGTGTCGGTATTGTCCGAAATATCTTTTAAAAACTCGATTGCACCGAAAATTTTATCTACGGTAAAATCCGTGCCTTCCGTCAGACTACCGATAGTGACTTCGCTTACATCTTGATGCGCCAATGCAATGCGATCACCTTGTTTAATTTCCTTCGGTAATTTTTCGCCCGTAACGCTTGCAGTTTCTTTTTTGGAAGCACTACCTAGCAAGGTCAAGCTCAAATTTTCAAGGCTCAACTCGTGGAATTTAGCCGATACTTCGCCCGATTTCCCAGTGATAATTTTGCGCACTTTTTGGCGGGCACCGGAATAAGATTCGGTGTGTTCAAAACTGTCCACGCTCAATGAGATAGAGAGTTCTGATACATCCCCCACCCAGCGTTGCGCGCCGATATTGCCCGTCGCGTCACGCACGGCAAGATAGAGTTTCCCCTGGCCATAAGAATACGTTTCAACGTGTGCCATTATTGTTCTCCTTGATTTTGATTTTCGGTTTCGCCGTCGGCGGACGGCGGATTTTTGGCGTTGTCGCCTGGCTGTTGTTCGGATTGAGCGGACTGTTCTGAGGCCACTTGCTCAGTCGGTTTATCGGATTCATCCGATTTTTTCATCGCACTTTTTCCGTTCACGCCGATTTGATGACAGATGAGATACGCCGCGTCAGCGTCTGTTACCTCAATCACATCACCTGCGGCATAGCTAATGCCGGCGTGGACATGTGGTTGGTTTAATTTAATTTGCTTCATCGGTTTCTCCCTATGATGATTTTGGTTTGGTAGGTCTCCATCCAAACGAGATAAGAGTTGGTGTAATCCACAATGTCGCCACGTACAAAAAAGGTTTCTTTTGCACCCGGCACCGGTGGACGCCAACCCATTAACTGCTCGCGGATTTTGCCGATAACCGGATTGCTTACGCTCAAATGCGGCGTTTCGACGTTGTACTGATACGACTGCACAATCACAATGACCGAAAAGCTCACGGTAACCATTTGACGTATGGCCACATCATTGAGCGTGCCCACCTCGCCGTTTGGCACGACAAACACTGCAGGCGTTGCCAAGCCCGCCAAACTCACATCACTGATAGAGCGATATTCAGCGGTAGATCCCAACGTGTGGATGTAGTCCGGCTGTAGGGGTTTGAGCTGCTCAATTACATGCTTAATGTCAAACGGTCCGTATTGCATTAGTAATCCTTCAAGGTTTCAGCAGTAAACACGCGGTCGCTGGCTTTTTTGCTAAATTTCGGCAGACCGGTAAACGGTACGAGGTCGTCTTCCCAGCCAAGCGAAAATTTACCTTCAGCGACCTGCTGCAACAATTTGAGCGTGTCGCGGTAGTCGCGCACAATCGGGTTGTCCGCTTCTTTGGCCGGCAAATGCTGGTGCAGGTAGTAGCGGACGATGTTGCGCGCCCAAGCAACCAAAATCCTCGGTACACGCTTAAACGGCAACTTATAGCCACGTTGACGCAAATAACCGTCAATTAACGCACTTGAGTCGGCAATCACCTCTTCGATGCGGGCGATTGCCTGTTGCGCTTTTTCAACAGCCGCCGGTGGTTCGCCGGCGACATCCTCACCGTCAATGATTTTGCCGATAATGCGCCAGTCGGCAGGTGGTTGCCCCACCTGCGCGGTAACTTGCGCCAGCTCCATCACGCCCGGCTTTTCGCCTAATTGTTGCAGTGTGATATACATGCGGCGACCTTAGATAACGTCTTCCAAGAAGAAGCCTAAATCACGCGCGGTGATAAGCTCTCGAACGGATTCGCCGACGCGGATGCGGTAACCGCCGCGCATACCCATGTCTTCATCGAAGATTTGGCGTGTTTCGCGGTCGCCGAATTGCGCGGTTAAACCGAAAGTGGTGCCGCTATTGGCGTCCGCTAATTTGTCACGATAAATCAACGAGCAGTGATTACCCCAGGCGTGAGCAAGCACCGGCTTTTTAGCGATATTGACGGTATTTACCAGCGCCTGACCGACATAAATGGCGTCCAGCTCTAATTTATCGCGTAAGTATTCCAAGGGTACTAAGCCATCATCGCCCAATGTGCCGTTATAGCCTTTGATAATGCTTTTGTTTTGACGCAATGCACTGGCGGCTTTTTGTCCCAACACCATGATATTCGGACGCATCACAAGACTATCTAAGGACTCAAGTAATAATTTGAGCGGCTTAGAGTCGTCATGGGTCCATTGGTCCGAGCCGGACAATTTTTTGTAATTGTTGGAGGTGTAAGACTTCTTGTTAAACACTAAACCGGCTGTGCGCACTTCACGATCCAACAAAATGAGATTGGTGGTTTGTTCGGTTGCGCGACCTGTTGGGCTGTAGCCTTTCGGGGCGTTGCTGATGTCTGAGATCGGAACCGGTGAATCCAATGCGTAGTCTTCAGTTGAAGCAGTTTTTTCGGTGAATCCGAACTCAACTTGATTCGGTCTTGATGTGCGTCCTACATGCGTTTTAGGGATGGTAAAACCTTCGCCTAAATCATATTCTTTGTACTTAAATTCGGATTTGCCGACACCAACACGCGGCAATACTTCATCGGCAATCATGCGGCGGTTGCGGTATGCAATCGCAATCGCGGTCAACACCGGATCAATTGGAAAATTTGCTTTACTCATTTTTTATCCTTTTTCAATGGGTGAAAATTAATTACAGTTTTTCGCTTAATTTTGATGACCGGGTTATTCAGCGGCAAAACCCGGGACAATGAACAAGGAGCCTAAATCACCTTCCGCACCGTCTTCTTCGGCAAACCCGATATAGGCCTGTTTAGCGGTAGCTTTTACTGCTCGACCTTGCGCATCGGTAGTTAATGGGTCGCCACGTTTAATGTCGGCGCCGTACATCACCGGATACAAACCGCTACGCACTACATCCACATGTTCGCCCGGGTCTTTCGGCACGCGAGTGGAAATACCGATTAACTTATCGGTGGTGGCGGTAGCTTGTTTTGCACCGTTTTTGTCTTCGCCAAAGGCAACAATGTGATAACCTTCGATTTTGCCTTCAGTAACGTAGGCGGTGATTAACTCAGGGGTGTTGCTCATTTTTGTGCTCCTTTCATGATGTGATTAACGGCATCGGTCATTGAGATTTCAACGCCCGCTTTCGCTTGTTCCGCTTGATATGCGGTGGCCGCTTTGGCGATAGACGCACCGTCGGCAAAGTCCACCGCGTCTTTGTCTTTTTCGCCCGGTTCACCGGATTTTTCCGAAAAGTCCACCGGTTTAGCGTTGAGCACGTCTTTTAATACGTCGATGGACGATTTAGAGACGGTTTGTGAGCCGTCGGAAAATGACACCGGCGCGTTACCCAGTTGTACCATCACTTCAACCAATGCCGCCTTGTGTGCCGGCAAGACCTTGCCCGCTTTCACTAAGCTATCGGCAAAATCAGTGGCTTCTTTTTTCTGTCTTTCCGCTTCCGCTTTGGCCTTTTCGTTCTCAGCGGCTTTGACTTTGTCTTCGCGTTCCGCAATAGCGGCTTCACGGGCGGCAAAGTCGGCTTCTTTTTTCGCCACTTCATCGGCTGCCAATTTTGCGGCGGCGGCTTCAATGGCGGCTTTTTGTTCTGCTTCTGTCATGGTTTTCTCCTGTGGTTTTGGGTTAGCAGAGTCGGATTCTTCAAAAGCAAAGTCGGCAAACGCATTATCACCGCCTTGGCTTTCGGCAAAGTTTACGTCTGCCAAGCCTTTCACCGCAGGCGGCACTGCGCCCAAAAAGCCCACATGACGTAAATAATAATGACCGGGTTTAGGATTGCCGGTAGTTTCCGGCAGGAAAATGGATGCACTGCGCTTTTTGTAACGTCCGGCATTCACCGCCTCGGCGAAGGCTGCGTCAACTTGTCCCACGTGGGCGTAAAGTATGCCGTCCTCCACGCTGGTCTGTTTCACCCAGCCGTAGGCCGGAGCGGTGAGATTGGGGTGACCGATAACAATCGGCGATTCGAATAGTTTTGGATCATATTGCGCGCTCAAATCTTCTAACGCAGATTGCGAAAAGCTAATTTCGCGCCCGTCCATGGCGGTGTGGGTGCCGACGCGCATGATTTCCATTTTGGTGAGTTTCACTGGTAAATAACCTCGGATGTGTGTTTTATGGACACAGTATGCCGAGGGTGTGAAATTTTGTATTTTTTCCGCGTTTGGAATTATTAAACAGGGTAATTTTGCAAAGGCAGGATTATTTAGAGGGGGATTATCGTTTCTAGCGTGTTTATAAACGTTTATAAACACGCTAAAACTAATTCGAGGTATAGTTTATCGTTTTTTCGTTTAAAACTCCTGTACGCGCGTTTTACGCGTTAAAATCGTTTTTTATGTGTTTACGGGCAATATCAAGCAATCGTTGCTCGTCGTCGGCGGATAACCCGAGCCATGGGCGTGCCGGAATCGTCACGCTTTTCGCCGGGCGTCCGTGTACGTTTAACGCTTTGGCATTTTTTGCGGTGATCGTTCCGCCGAATTGGTGGATTGCCGCATAGGGGCGGTCAGACCCAAACACCACGCCGGTATCGCTTGCCTGGTAGCGCAGTGTACCACTTAAATGCCCGTCAAGGGTTAAAATTTTGTCGGCGTTTTTCTTCTTGGTGTCACGATACCAATCCCGCAAAGGCGCCCAAGGCGTGCCGTCCGGGGCTTTCTGCGCAATAAACCGGGCGAAATGGATTGCTAACAGCTCTTCACCCATTTCGGCAAACATCAGCTTCGGACGATTTAATGTCGCTAAGGCCTTATCAATCACGCGGCTAAGCTCCGAAATATCTAGTTCAATGTTGACTGCGGTCATATTTTGTCCTATATTGATTTTAGCGCATCGGGTGGGCAGTCCCCGCCAGGACCTCCAATCCCACACCCGGCGAGACTCACTTGTGGCGGCGGGTGAGTTTTTTAGTCTTCGTCGTCCCGGTAATACAACATCACACCGGTTCGCACCTGCTCTAAATACTCGTCCTTTTCCGGCGCAAATATGGTCACGCCATCCCAACCGTCACTGCCTACATCAAACACCGCCAATGCCGGCACATTGTGTCCGCTGTCGTCTAACTCAAAACGAGCAATATAGCGACGGCGTACGGTGGTTAAATTCAAGTGGTGATGATACTCGGCACGCGTCCAGATTTCGTCAGGCGTTTTCAACGCTAATGCCAAAATCTTCAAATACACTTCACGACCGCGTTTTTTAAGTTTTGAGTGACCGCTGCGCGAGGTAAACAGGGCATCACTAATTACAAGGCTTTCACCCAGCACGTCTTTAAATATCGCGGGTTTTCCTGCGGTGGCACCAAACTCAGATAAAAATGCGTTGATATAAAACCCATCTTCCTTGCCTTCAGGTAACAATAGATTCGATGACACTTTACGCGGTGTCGGCATTGGAATTGGGGTATCACTACGGTGCGGATAAAATGCTACACGGCGCGGTTGTCCGCCGTCGTCTAACGGCGGCGGGGTTTGGCTGGTTAAGCGTGACGCGCCGGGAATATGCTCAAAGCCGGGGTCGATACCTTTCGGCACTTTAACAATACGCGGATTCAATCCACGGGCACCAACAATGCGCTCCTCCCACTCAATTTTTGGTGCCTTATCCACTTTAAGTCCGTTGCGGTCCATGTAGGCTTGACTACGCCCAATCACGGTGCATTGACAGCCCCAAGCGTTAATTGGGAAATGCGTTTGCCACCACGGATCATCGTGGCGCAAAATCAACCCATCCCAGTGCATATGCTCAATGCGCGGGTGGCTGACGGCGTCACTGTGGACGTACTCCCAATAGGGCATCACATCTTTAAGCTCTTGCAGTTGGGCGTACCTGCCCGCCTGATAGCTTGAGCGCAGGTTGGTTTCGTAGATTACTCGGCTGCGCCAGTTGCGCCCACCGTGATAGTCCCACCCGTATTTAGCAACGATATTGTCAAAATCCTTGCGAAAGTCTTCCAGGGTTTTGCCGTTAGCGATAAAGTCCTGGATAGCATTGGCAAAATCTTCAATGATTTCACGGCGGTTTGCTCCCGCAACCACTGCCGCGTAATCATGCTCGGCGTTGTAAATGTCCGTCCATGTGGCGGTAGGTGTCGGGATTTTGCGCTTATAGAACTCAATTTGCTCGTTAAACGGCGCGCTCCCGTAAGTTGCTTTATTCATTACTTGCCTCGCTTGCTGCCGCTTCGCGCCCGCTTAAATTCGCCGCGTTGAGTGCTAGCGCCATAGCGGCCGTATATTGTTCGAGGCTCATATCCGGCATCAAGGTTAACAGCTCATCGCGCATTTGCTCTAAAGATTCCGCGCGCTCGGCAAGAGCGCGTACATGGATCAACCAGTTATCAATTACCGGTGCAAGATTATTGTCGAGCTGATCAACCATGTGACCCGGGATGTCTTTTTCCGTTTCGCCCGCAAAATCTGCCGTTTTCTTAGCAGGTTCTTTTGGTGCCGGGTCATCATTATTCGGGGATTCTGCCTTTTCCCATTCGCCACCGTAAGACGCTTGGATTTGCCCCAAAGTCGGACGATAGCCGGTAGTTTCAAATATAATCTTGTCACGATTAGCTTTTTCTTTTAAATCTTCCGCCTCATCAAACACTCTAAACACGCGTGGTGGGCGAGCATTAGCAAAATTCATTTCAGTTAGCCAGGTCACCGGGCCGCGGTTAAAGGATTCGCAGATGACATCAGAGTCTGCCTTGATGATGGATTCCAACACTTTTTCTTGCAAGTCGTCATTACCCAAACGCCCTGCGGTACCGCCTGACGAGGAGGTTTGCCCCAAGACGACACGTTGGATCCCTTCGTTCATGGTATCAAATAGCTCTTTGTAAGATCCGTTACCGGTGCGCCCTTGGCTTAACAGCTCAATAGGCATATCTAACGGCATAACAATGCCGCTGTCGGATTGGATAGATTCGACTGCTTCCAATAAGCGTTTCTGGTCAGCCTCACTGGCATTTTTGCCATAGCGTCCAAGCACCGTAGGCATGCCAAATTTTTCTAAAAAGATCAGCCAAAATTTGACGCCGTTACGTTTAAAAAAGCTCAACCAATACAACCAGTGCGCAAGACCAATACCGTACGGCTCATCGTCGTGGTCGGCACCGGTACAAAAACTCCAAAAATACGGTGCCGGGCACTCGATACCCGTGGTTTGATTAGCGCGGGTAAGTAGGCGCAATTCGCCTTTCGGTGTGAAGCGAAAGCGGCGACGGTTGCGCACTTTCACATCGGCCACGTATTTGCCGTCATCATTGACACGATACACCAGCTCCGCTACGGCGTAGCCGTAAAAAATACCGTAGTGCATCAGTTTGGTAATGCGGTCAAAGCCGATTTCTGCGACCCAGTTACGGATAAAATCAGCCGCTTCAACGTCCTGCGGTTCATCGCTTGCCGGCTCTACCGTCCATTCGCGGGAGACTAGCGCGTCTTGGCGTTGGGTAAAGGTGCGTTTGACTTCCTCATCGCTTAACACTTTCTCGTAAAGCGACAGGTCGCCGTTGCCGCGTCCACGGAGCACGCCATCTTCGGGCTGTGCCAGCTCGCCCATGTAGGCTTTGGTGATGTCCTGCCCGTCGCCGGTGCTTGCGATAGCGCGGTTGGTTTCCGGTTTTTTGTTTTTACTTTTAAACCAATCTTTAATGCCCATAATTAATATCCTCTAAAATTATTGTGTCCGCGCACCGGACCAAATCCATGCGCGGAAAATCCCGCACTTGTGCCGAATAAATCCGCTGTATCGCGCCGTTTGCCTGCTTTAAAGTCAATTTCAAAGCCCTCGTCAGTGCGATAGGCGTAATATAGCAAGAGTTTAGCTATGCCTGCGTCACCGTGGCGTTGCGTGCCACTGGTGCCCGTGGTGCGTTTGTCGGGGATTCGCGGTGTGCCTTTAATGACCTGGAATGCGCGTAAATCGTCGAGCATATCCGCGTGGCGTGGGATACCGTGAAAGGTGCCGTCTTCGAGTGCGGCTTTAAACGGTGGCGCGTGCTGGGCGTACCAGGATTCGCTTAACATCACCGATTCAACGACTTGCCCGTAACGGTCAAATGCCGCCTCGGATAAAAACTGACCGTTACCGCGTCCATCATTGGCCGCTTTGGATAAGCGCGGTAGGCGGTCGCCGATGTAATAGTAAATTTGTTCCTGTTGCTTAAATGGCACCTTGGACATTTCCAGTACCAACACTTCTTTTAGCGTTAAATCGGGCTGTTCCTGTCCTACACAAATCACCGACAAGTCACCGCTACGCGCAAAGTCCTCGCCGATGTAACTGCGTTGTCCGTTCGGTAAGGTTTGTAACACCGGGAGCAGGTTTTCTTCGCACCATTCTTCAATTTCTGCATAGCGCACCGGCTCGTCGATTAAGCTAAATTCGTCATTTTTGGTTAAGCGGATGAGCGGGGTATCTTTGCTCATGCGGCTTTCAATGAGTGCGCGGGTAAGCCACGCGCCACCGGAGTTACGTGGGATACAATCTAACTCTTCGGAGGCGGCATCACCGTAAGACGCACGGATTTCTGCCACCCAAGCGTCTTCGGCTTCCTGCGTCCATTCGCGCCCCAAGCGCAGACAAATGCGGCGATAAAGACCGTCTTGGATGGCTTCGTCGAATGGGATAGTGTGCAGACTGTAGGGCTTTTTGCCCGCTTTAACATCGCTTATTAGCTCATTAAACGGATTATCCACACCATTGTGGGTGCTGATGATATGCACCTGACCGCCCCACATCAAAAGCGCCATTGCCGCCTTCATAAGCTCTGCCAAATCCTCGTGGAACGCGGCTTCGTCGATAATGACGCGCCCTTGTTTACCCCGTAAGTTAGAGGGGCGGGAGGATAGCGCGGTGATACGCCAACCACTGGCAAAGCGGATGATGTAGGCTAAAATCGCTTTTTCTTCGTCGCCTTCCTTAAAGATTTCTTCGGTTTCCTCTATTTCACCCGCCGCCAATCCGTAGGCTTTCGCCCAGTTACCGCAGTCGCGGATAAACTCCAGCGCCATCTCCTTGTTGTAGCCGATGTACCAAGAGTCCATGCCTTGCTGAGACGCCGCCAAAAGTGCGGTGTCGGCGGCTTCGCCCCAAGATAGACCGATACGCCGTGACTTCTCGCAAACTTTCACGGCGGTGGTATCAGCGCACCATTTTTGCTGATATGGTAACAACACGGCGGGCGTGCGGGCGGTTTCGGTGAGGTTTTCCATTATGCGGTGATCCCTAAAATTTGCTGACGGATTTGGTCTGCCGTATCGGCACTCAAGCCACCTTTTTTCACCAACGTATCCACTTCCTTAGCGGCGGCTTCGGCGCGGGCTTTGATTTCGGCTTGGTATTTTTTCAGATTGATACTGGCGCCAATCAGCGGGCTGATGTTTTTCCCTACAAACGACAAGGCGGCAAGGCGTTTCATCGGGTCGTCTTCTTCCTTGATTTCTTCGAGATTCATCAAAGCATGAAAAACTTCACTTTGGATCATTTCCAAAATGGCGTCGCTTTGTGTGCCTTTGTCGTTGCTGATGTTGTCTGAGATGATTTTCGCCGCTTCGGTACTGGCTTTCACAGACGCCAAACGGCGTTCCAACGCTTGCCCGTAGCGGTGCACCGCACTGCGTGAGATGTCATAACCTCGGGCTTTTAGGGCTTCTTCCAGTGCGCTGTAATCGCTAAAGTTATTTTCAACAAGGGCGGCGTCCAGCCAATCTTTGACGGTTTGCGGCAGTTGTTTGACGGTTGAGCGTTTCGGCATGGCGACTCCTTACCAGTATTTTTCAGGGCGGGCAATGCCGTTGATAGATTCGCTGGTGTACTCGACAAAATCAATGCCTTCTGAGGTCAATTTGCCGTGCCAGCGGGCGGTATCGCGTCCGCGTAACTCAATCAATTTGCGCCCGGCTAAATAATCCATTTCGCGGCGTAATTCAAGGGCAGTCAGTTGCATTGGCACGCTTTGGATGGTGGTTAAAATCAGGCTTTCCGGCGCTCCAATAGGCCGTGCATGGTCGAGCGTCAACAAAATCAACCAGCGCACGTGTTCGCGTTTATTTTTTTCAAATTGGATCATGTTAGCTTCTTCCATACATTAAAATAACCTTATCTAACTTTTCATTAATGGCGTCGTAGCGCGCCGAGTTTACCGATTCGCTCCGGATAGCGTCCTCGCGTCGCTGATAGTCCTCCGGCATTTTTATCTTTAGTTCCATGACGATGTTATTGGCCGCCTCCGAGAGTCTGCGCGCCTCTTTGATGTCTTGGTGGAGCTGTTGATATTGGGTTTCGGTAAATTTAAATTTCTCGTTGAGCTTGGATTCAAATTGAGCAAGTAAAATTTTCCCAAACCCAATCAACATACCGATGATGGTAATGACTAGGCTTACAAAAAAGGTGATCACCTGCCATGTGCTGACTTCCGTCATTTTTCCTCCCCCTTTTGCACATAATTAATTAAATCCACGTGCAACCCGGCACAGATGCCGTAAAGGTCATACATTTGCTTTAACGCCACTAACACCGCATCACTGTGGTTTTGCGGGAGTGGCGGCAGGGCTTGGCACGGCACCGCTAATGCCGGTGGTAGCGGTTTTGGCTGCGCGGGCGCGGGCTTCGGCGAGTTTGTGCAGGCTGTCAGCAGGATAGCGGCAATCGCGACGGCTATGCCCGTTTTTCGTAAGGGTTTGCTGTAGTTCATAGGTTGTTTGGTCTCCTTCGGTTTGGTAATCGGCAAGTTTGGCAATAGTGGCTTGGCTGACGATAGTTGCGGCCATAATGTCACGCCCAAGACGGTCTAACTGTCCCTTAATTTCCGTTTTTTCCACTTGTTCGTAGGCGGCTTTGGTATCGGCAACACCGCGCTCATAGGCTTGGTAGCAACTCCAAATAGTAAACAGCGTAATCAGCACGGCGTTTAAAATGGCTCTGCCGATGTCGGTTTTAAAAAGTGCGGTTAAACCTTTTATAAGCATTGCGGAATCCCCCAGTTGATATAAAGCGGTTGCCAGCGGTAGATAATACGCTGTGGATAGCCCCGATTTTCGGCAAAATTCGCACGGCTGCGCCCGCTGTTGACAAGTTCCACGCTTTGCCAGTAGGTCAGCGGGTCAAGCCCTTGCGCCTTGGCTTTGCGTTTATCACGTTGCACCCAACCCAAGCCCCCGTTATATGCCGACAACATAAAGGCCATACGGTCGCATTCGGTACGCGCATTAATCTGTTCATAGTTGTAACGGTTATAACGCACTAAGGCGCGCAATGCCCAGTCGGGGTTATAAGGCTGATTGTCGGCAAGTTCGGGATAAAACGCCGAAATCCAGTCAGCAGTTTTTGGCATAAACTGCGCCAAGCCTTGCGCACCGACGGGCGAAAGTGCGGTCGTTTTCCACTGCGATTCTTGATGGATTTGGGCGGCAAACACTGGGATTGGGGCATTTAAGCCCCAAACGGCATAGCTTTCGCGGGTTAAGGTGCGTTGGTATTGCGCTGCCTGATTCGGCGCGCTGAAGACTAACGGCACGCATAACACGGACGATAGCAACAGCGCCACCAAGGCATAGGCGCAAAATTTGAAGCACTTATTGGTGCGATGGACAACGCGCATAGTTATAGTCCTAACGTCACGCCCAAAATAACCGCACCGACAATGAGCGCACGGCGTAATACCACCATGGCAAAGACGTTCAAATAACCGTCGCAAATCGGATATTCCGGCTGATTTTCAGGGCGCAAGGCGAGCTTGGATTCGCGTTTATTCCAACGCTCACGCAAATAACTGCCGGGGCTCGAATACGGAAACAAGGCGCGGTCGAGGTGGTAACCGATAATGGATGCAATAGACACTAGGGCCAATTTATACAACACTACCGGTAACTGCGCAGGTGAAATAAGACCAATGATCGCAAGTAAACACAGGGCGGAAATGACCCAAGATAATAGGCGACCGTGCTTTAATGCGTTAAAAAAACCTTTCATAAAAACTCCTTAGTTTTGATAAATGTGGTGGTTTGGAGTTTTTAGCTTAGCTATTTATGAAGTGCGCGTATTTTGGACGCGTTTAGAATATTTTTGATGCACGGACAGGCAAACTAGGCATACCGAAAAACAGCAAGAAAAGGATCTCACAATGTAATGTATCAACCGTTTGCGCATTTAACCACTCGCGGCAAGCCTTATGACCTGCCGCCCTTACCGAATAACGAAAAACGAGGAAAAACAATGGAAAAATTAACCTATGAATACATCCAATCTGTGATTAAATCCGTCGAATATGTGCAGGTTGGCGTGCTGACAATTTGTGTGCTGACATTGCAAAACGGATTTACAGTAACCGGCGAAAGCGCCTGCTTATCGTTAGCAACCTTTGATGCGGAAATTGGCAGAAAAATCGCACGTGACAATGCGGAAGATAAGATTTGGCAACTGGAAGGCTATTTGGCTAAACAGCGGATGTTTGAAGCGACGCAGGGTAAATAAAAAACAGGGCGAAAGCCCTGTTTATTGTCATTTTAGTGCATCTAATATACTTTTATCCGATTTTTTCTTTTGTCTCTCCAAAAAATCTTTATAGTTTTTATCAAAATCTTTTGTCGTGTAAGTCAGTGTCGCAGGATGTTTGTTGTCACTACCTGGCATAAGATAAACCACAGAATCTTCATCAAAAAAATACTTAAAAAAGAGATCCCATTTATCATTTTTCAACACATGATGTTTTTGTGACTCGGTGTGATTTGCTTTTAAATGTTCTAGCACTAACTTAGCTTTATCGGCTGGGATGTTCATTAAGTCAATTTTAGCAAATTTTTCATCAATAAAATAAACAACAGCGATTGCCTTCATTGCTCCGATAAAAATATTACACGCATATTTACCCCGGTCATGATCTAACGGCAATAATTCGCAGTTAATTTTATTTTTAACTTCTAAAATACTTGACCCAAAATCAATTTCTTTATAACCACTTACAGCCCCAAAAGCTGTGGAGGAGGCTAGTATTGTAGTTAATAACATTACTCTTTTATAGTTTTTCATATTTAGTCCTTAGTTATTAATAAATTCTTATTCCTGCGCCTTCGCCCAAAGCGCCATTAATAGCAAGCCTAAAATAGCCATGATATGCCCGGACAGACCGAAAATTTGATTTTTTGCCATATAACTGCCAGCGATGATGATCACCACCGAAAAAATAAAGAGTTTAAACAGTCTCGATTTAATTAGCTTGACACGGATTTCTTGTTGTCTTCGTTGCTCGTCAGCTAACCTTTGCCTCTCTATTTCGGCAAAATGCAGTCTAATGCCGTAAGTACACGGCCCATTCCCGCAATACTCATTAAATCTCAGGGTTGCCTTATTACACTGCGGACACAACACCCTGTGCGGGTGATCTAACGGGATTTCTGCGGTGTGCTGCCCGTGGTAGTGGTTTTCGGTTAAGTTGCCGCTGACTTGCGTGTTATTGTTTCCTTGGATTGTCATCGTCATAGCCATAATCCTCCATGTTGTGTTTAGCTAATGAGACTCTAATTCTTATTATTTTTTTCGGCTTTTCCTTGCGATTTGTACATTGTTATCGCCTTTGATTTCCATGTTATCAGCGTCTGTATGGTTGTGTTGTTGGTTATGATTGCCTTCAATTTTCATGCCGGCAGAAGAAGCTATCCCGCCTAACATAAACTGGCGCACGGCAGGTGGTGCGGCGCGGAAGGTGGCAAGTAGCTGTTCTTCTTCTGCGGTGAGCGCACTTCCGGCGCGGGTACCGAAGAGTACGTAATTAACATCTATTCCGATCTTTGCAACTTCGGCAAGATAAACAGCATTTGGGAATGTAATATCGCCCTCATACTTTAGTTGTGATTGCTTTTGCACCCCACCAATAGTGCCAAGTTGTGTCTGATTTAATCCCAGTCTTTCTCTTTCTTCTTTTAAACGTAATCCAATCGTCATAAAAAACCTCAAAATAAAAGTAAAATGTACTTTACAAGTACATTTTTCTGTACCATAATACTTTAAAACTTAGCAAAACATTTCATAAATCTTTAATTAATAACAGGAGAGCTAATAATGACACCAGAAGCAGTAAAACGCAAATTTAAACAAAACGGTTGGACGTTCGCCGCATGGGCAAAAGAAAACGGTTACACCCCCGTGGAGGTTTCCCGTGTGTTGAACGGATTCGCCAAAGGTGACCGTGGCAAGGCGCATGAAATCGCCTTAAAACTTGGACTCAAAAAACCGATTAACTAACGAGGTGCCATATGAAAAGCCTACTTATCAAACTACATAACCGCTTTTTAGCCTGTCAATACCGCGCCACCAAAGCAAAAAACGTCATCAGCAACCAAGCCGTCAAAAATAACGGTCGTAATCGTGATGCGCGCGATATTGCCGAAGAGTTTGGCGTACCGTTATCCGTTGCCGCCCGTTTTGTGAAATAAGGAGTGAGATATGGAGAAGGTCAATTCCGCCCAGCGTGCTTTGAGGGTGATTAAAGTGTTACAAAACAATTCGTTCAACGGGTTAAGCAATAAAGAACTCGCCACTGCGCTAGACGAAAGCCCGGCAAATATCAGTCGCACCCTTGATGTACTCAAAAATGAGGGTTTTGTGATTAAGTTGGAAAGCGGCAAGTTTGCATTCAGCTCCCTCTTTGCTCAAATCGCCATGCGCCACGCCGCCAATATGGACAAGGCAAGTGCGCAAATTAACGAACTTAAACAACGCTTAGGCACCGCCGCCTACTAAGGATAAACCATGACAGATTTAACAATGGAACAAAAACAAAACGCTATGTCATTAGTTGCAAAACAAATGACTCAAGCAAAAACCCAAGCCCACGAGATATTTGGGATGGTTAAGGCATTCGATTTTACCCAAAAACTGCTAACCGTTAGCACTTTAAAACTTTTAGCAAATATCAAAGAAACCAAACAATACAAAGACTTAGATATTTATGACGCCACTGGAAACTGCCAACACGTTAGCACTTGGGATGATTTTTGTAATTTGCTTGGCTTTAGCCGTCAAAAAATCGACACTGATTTACTCAATTTAAGTGATTTTGGCGAGTCATTTTTAGAAACCTCCCAACGCATCGGCTTAGGCTACCGAGACCTGCGCAAACTTCGCAAATTGCCGGAAGATGCCCGCGCCGAAATAGTGGATGCTGAATATTCGGAAAGTGCCGACAAAGAAGAATTGTTGGAAAAAATCGAAGAATTGACCGCAAAACACGCACAAGAAAAACAAATCTTAGAAGGTCAATTAAAACAAAGCCATGCCAACTATGAAGCGCAAAGCAAGGTGTTAAAAAACAAAAATGACCGTATTAACCAGCTCGACATCGAATTAGAGAAAAAGAAAAACCACATCAACACGTTAAGCCCGGACGAAAAAGGCGGCTTATTGCGTAAAGAAACTTCGCAACTGAGTTACAACGCCGAAGCCATTTTACGCGGGCAAGTGTGGAAAGCCTTTGAAACGTTGGATAGTCACACACAAGAAAGCGGCATTGACCATAAACAATTTATGGTGGGTACGCTTGCGGAGATTGAGTTAGTGCTTAACGAGTTGCGCACCGCCTTTAATTTGCCACGCTTGGCGGACGGTGACAACCGCCCTGAATGGGCGCGAGAAAGTTTTGAAGGCAAAGACTACAGCGCGGAATTTAACGCCATTAAAAATGGTGAAAATCAATAAGGATTTACGTTATGGCGATTTTACCTGAAAAACTCCTCGAAATTGCGCAACAAGCCGCCAATGCGCCACATGGCAAAAAAGGTGAGGTGTATGCGCAAGCCTGTGAGTTACTCAATGTTAGCCATGCCACGTTAATGCGCGAACTTAAAAGTCTATGCGCCCCAAAAGCGCGCAAACAACGCAGTGATAAAGGCGCGGTGGCGCTAGATCTGGACGAAGCGCAAACCATATCCGCTTACTGGCTGGCTTGTCGGCGCGGGGTCCACAATAAAGTAATGTCGAGCTTAGCAAGCGTTTTAGAGGTGCTACGCGCCAATGGCGAGATTAAGGCGGAATACATCGATGAAAGCACGGGAGAAGTACGGTTGCTTTCAGAAAGTGCGGTTAGCCGCGCGTTACGCGCTTACAACCTACACCCGGAACAACTGTCCCGCCCTGCACCGGTGAATGCAATGAAGAGTTTACACCCGAATCATTGTTGGCAAATCGACCCGTCTTTGTGTGTGTTGTATTACCTCAAAGAGCAAGCGGACGGCGGCAACGGCTTAAACATTATGGAAGAAAAAGAATTCTATAAAAACAAGCCGGCCAACATTAAAAAAGTGGAAAACCAACGGGTGTGGCGTTATGTGATTACCGACCATGCCTCCGGGGTAATCTTTGTGCAGTATGTGTATGGCGGGGAAAGCGCAGAAAACCTATGTAACTGCTTTATTAATGCCATGCAAAAACGCGATACAAAAGATCCGTTTTGTGGTGTGCCGAAAATGGTGATGCTTGACCCAGGCTCGGCGAATACCTCCGCTATGTTTGCCCATTTGTGCAATCAGCTCGGCATTAAATTGCAAGTCAACGCACCAGGTAAACCACGTGCCAAAGGACAAGTGGAAAAAGGCAACGACATTGTGGAGCGTCAGTTTGAGAGCGGTTTGCGCTTCACCCGAGTGAGCGGGTTGGACGAGTTGAATCAACTGGCGGGACGTTGGATGACGTATTTTAACGGCACTGCCGTACATACACGCCACAACAAAACACGCTACCAAGCCTGGCTTGGGATTACCGCCGAGCAATTAGTAATGGCGCCAAGCCTTGCTATTTGCCGCGAATTGATGGTGACCAAACTCACCACCCGCAAAGTGAGCTCAGAATTAACAGTGAGCTTTGACGCCAAAACCTATGATGTACGCCACATCACCGAAGCCATGGTGGGCACGGAAATCACTATTGGCAAAAACCCTTACCGTCCCGACTGCATTCAGGTGCAACGAGTAGATGGCGAAGGGCAACAATACTGGACGGTGGTTGAGCCGGTGGCATACGACGACCACGGGTTCCGCGTGGACGCGGCAGTTATCGGCGAAGAGTACAAACCGCACAATAAGAGCGTGTTTGAGTACAACAAAGAGACCGTAGAGCGCATCGCATACGACGCCGAAACGGAAGACGAGGTGAAAGCCGCCAAGAAAGCCAAAGCGCCTTTATTTGGTGGTCGTATTGACCCATTCAAAGTGGTGAAAGAACACGATTATGTGGATTTCATGCCGAAACGCGGACAAGAGCACGAATTGACCGCCAACGCCAAACGGGTTGAGCTTGCTCCTCTCAACACGATTGAGGTGGCAAAACGACTTAAAGCCCGTTTCGGCCATGAATACACGGCTGACACAATGAAATGGCTAAATCAGCGTTATCCAAACGGCATGAGCGAGCAAGAATTGGAAGCATTACTTGCGCAAGAACACTTACCGGCAACCGCGAAACCATTGCGTTTAGTCAACGCATAAAAGGACGGCATTATGTTGAAACTTAAAGCAATTTTAGAAGAGAAAGGCATTTCTCAGCGCAAACTGGCAAGGCTGTTGCTAGTTTCCCCGGCGGTGATCACCAATTTAGTGAACCACGGCTTGATGATTAAAACCGGCACCGAGCAATTTAAAACGCGGTTGACCGAAGTGTTAAAAACACTGGGGATTTCTACCGCACTTTCTGAGCTTTTAACGGAAGATTCCGCAGGCGCGGCAACGCCTGCGGAGGATTCCCCTAACCTTGACGAGCAGTCAATAACAACAGAGGAAGACACTATGTTACTCGCAAAACAGGCTTTATTTCCAGCCACCAAAAAACATTTTTCATTATTTAACAACCCGTTCACGGACGAAGTGCGGTCGGCAGAGGAAGTGTTTTCTTCCCCCGATGTGCGTTATGTGCGCGAAGCGCTGTTTCAAACCGCACGTTTCGGCGGGTTTATGGCGGTGGTCGGCGAAAGCGGTGCCGGCAAATCCACCTTGCGCCGTGATTTGATTGAGCGCATTAATCACGACGGCTTGCCGGTGATTGTGATTGAGCCGTATATCATCGCCATGGAAGACAACGATCTCAAAGGCAAAACATTAAAAGCCGCACACATCGCGGAAAGCATTATCAACACCCTGGCGCCGCTGGAAAACGTGAAGCGCTCACCGGAAGCCCGTTTCCGCCAGTTACACCGCGTATTAAAAGACAGTGCGCGCGCGGGCAATCAGCACATTTTAATCATCGAAGAAGCCCACAGCCTGCCTGTACCAACACTTAAACATTTGAAACGCTTTTTTGAGTTGGAAGACGGGTTTAAGAAGTTGCTTTCCATTGTGTTAATCGGTCAACCGGAACTTAAACAAAAACTCTCTGAACGTAACTTTGAGGTGCGCGAAGTGGTGCAACGTTGCGAAATTGTCGAGCTGGCGCCGTTGGATAACTGCCTCGAAGAATACGTGGCGTGGCGGTTGAAAGCGGTGGGTCGCAAAACTGCCGATATTTTCGAGCGTGACGCGTTGGACGCGTTACGCAACCGCTTAGTGATGACTAATAGCCGGGTAAAAACCCAACACAGCCTGTTATACCCACTCGCGGTGGGCAACCTTATCACCGGCGCGATGAATCTTGCCGCCGAACTGGGTGCGCCGTTAGTCAGCGCCGATGTCATCAAAGGGGTTTGAGATGACCGCAAAACCGAACAAAGCACCTAAAACGAAAGCCAAGGTGCAAAAGCCGTTAAGTTTGGCCACGATGCACGCTTTAAGCCAGCTTAATTTAGCCGAAAAAGCCGTAATGGAGTGCAACCGAATCGGCTTAGTCGTACGCCATGTATTTTTGGCCACCGTGCCGATTATTACCGTACGACACAACGCATTAACCCGACGCTGGATTGCCCGAGGCAAGGCAGAGGTGGTAATGCAAACCCACGAAGGAGACGACAGCATTGTCTGCACGGCCGAATGCATGATTGCGGGGTGCAGAATTATGTTTTCGTTTCTAAAACACGACATCAACATCACTATTCATTAAGGAGTTTTTATATGGCTAAATCAGCTACCCGAGTTAAAGCAACTGCACAAATTTATGTACCGCAAACCCGCGAAGATGCTGCCGGTGATATTAAAACCATCGGTGATTTAAACCGCGAAGTGGCGCGCCTGGAAGCGGAAATGAACGACAAGATCGCCGAAATTACAGAAAGCTACAAGGATAAATTTGCACCGCTACAAGAACGCATTAAAACCCTTTCTAACGGGGTGCAATATTGGAGCGAAGCAAATCGTGACCAAATCACCAACGGCGGCAAAACCAAAACCGCCAATTTGGTGACGGGCGAAGTATCCTGGCGGGTGCGTAACCCGAGCGTGAAAGTCACCGGGGTGGAGTCTGTGTTACAAAACTTACGTATTCACGGGCTTGAGCGCTTCATTCGCACGAAAGAAGAAATCAACAAAGAAGCCATTCTCAACGAGAAAAGCGCGGTCGCCGGCATTGCGGGCATTAAAGTGATTAGCGGCGTGGAAGACTTTGTGATCACCCCATTTGAACAGGAAGCGGCTTAATGCTTACAGACCCATTGACGTATCTTATCATCGGCACCATCTTTACCGTGATTTTCGGCTTGTTGGATAAGGCAGGATATTGAGATGAACGAGATGTTACAAACCCTTTTATTGTTTTACCTGGCCTTTTCATTAATTCTTATTGTTATGATTAGCCGCTTTTGGTAAAGCCCTCCAAGCCCGCCCCGTGCGGGCTTATTTTTAGCCCTTTTCTTTCTTTACTTTCCCTTTACAAAAAAAATCCAAGATAAAAGAAAAATGTACTTGAAAGTACATTTTTATGTACTATAATACTTCAAAACTTAGCAAAACGTTTTATAAACATTTTACCAAATAAAACAACCAACACAACCGAGGAAACCACATGGATGAAAGACGCAAATTGTACCGCGCATATAGCGACACCGCTGCTGAACTTGAGCGCGCAGGCAATTATGCACAGGCCTACAGCAACTGGTTAAAAGCCTGTCTTGCCACTAATAAATCAGACGAACACAACTGGTGCTGCGCACGCGCAGAACACTGCAACAAAATGGCAAAAACCCAATACTAGGAGGACAACATGCCGAAATATGTAGCACGCCTTTATTGTATGGTTGAAGTAACCGTAGAGGCGGAAACCCCAAGCGAAGCGTTAAATAAATTTGATTTAAATGAGATTGATGTTAACGCCATGCCGCACACGATTACTGAGATTGATGATGTTGTGGAGACCGAAGAATTATGACCCATGACGAAAAAAAAATCAGAGTCACCACCCAACTGGCGCACATTGCCGAACAGCTTGAAATGGCGCGGGAAATGTGGATTGACGACAAAGAACAAGAGTGCTTGCTGATGTTACAAACCGCAAGCCGAGAAATGAAACATGTAGCCTGTGAGATTACCCCGGTGTTGGAGCAATAAAGTGAGAATTCAATACAAAACAACATTTTTGGTATCTGCTACTCCTAACCATAAAACAAATAAGGTGGACAGCACAATTGAAGACCTTGATCGCGACAACACACCGGCATTCTGTGCAAAACAAGTAACTGAAGCGATGTTTATGCTTGCCCGGATTGCCTATGTATTAAACCCTTTAATTATATCCGACTTACCTGAGTTTAAAGACGGATATAGCACTAAATTAAAATTCGAATTTATTAACGAAGATGTCACCGACAAAGAAATAAAAGTAAGGGCTAATTCAAACAATATGGCCGGCGCTTTACTTCTCCGCTCATTATTAGAAATTCGTAATAAAAACCCGGAAGCCATAAAGGCTTTTGGATTTAGCATAATTTAATCAACCAACAAAAAGAGGAAAAACTATGAAAAAACTTACCTTAATCGCTTTCTCCGTGGCTTTGGCAATCAATGCACACGCAAGCATTAATCTTGACACAGGGGCGGCCGCTACCGGTGACCAATCTGTTGCGATTGGCACTTATGCAAAAGCCAAAGGCAACCAATCCACCGCAATCGGTAACTATACCTTGGCTAATGATTACCGTAACGTTGCCATTGGCGACCATGCCCAAACCCGAGGCCAAACTACGGTCGCTATCACGGGCACCGCTAACGGTAACGCGTCAGTGAGCGTGCTTGGTACAGTTGTAGGGGATTTATCCACGGCTATCGGCAACACTGCAACGGTGCGCGCTAACTACGGCACGGCGATTGGCGTGCAATCTAAAGTGACCGCTGACACAGGCTCCGCAGTGGGCGACGGCGCAAGCGTTAGCGGATACAGCGCCACCGCGGTTGGCACATTAGCCAACGCAAAAGGCATTAGAAGTGCGGCATTAGGTCGTGATGCACTAAGCGAAGGCAATAACTCTATCGCTATCGGCACAAAATCCAAAGCCACCGCGAACGAATCAAGCGCCGTCGGTGAGCGCGCAGAAGCTACCGCTCAAAATGCCTCGGCTTTTGGATCTGACACTAAGGCTAGCGGCGTGAGTTCTTTAGCCGTGGGGACAGGTTCACGCGCGACGGCCGATACAGCGGTTGCGTTAGGTAATGATTCCGCCACCACCGCAAAAAGTGCAGTCGCATTAGGCGGTAGCGCACAGGCAGGCCATACTTTCGGCGTGGCATTGGGCGACAGTTCAAAAACGCAAGAGGCAAAAGCGGTTAAAAGTGCCGTTGTAAATGGCGTTAATTATGGTGAATTTGCCGGTAGTGAACCGACAGCGGTGGTTTCCGTTGGTGATGACAAGTTAAAACGTCAGATTGTTAATGTTGCCGCGGGTGAGGTCAGCAAAACCTCCACGGACGCTGTCAACGGCAGTCAGCTTTATGCGGTTGCGGGTCAAGTTTCTGCCAACTTACACCAAATTAATGCCAATGCAAACCAAATTCGAGCCGACAATAGCCAAATTAATGCCAACGCGCGCCAAATTCAGGCCAACAACAACCAAATTGCTACCAACCGCGCGAACATTAACAAATTAAGTGCGGGCTTGGCGGACACAAACAAACGCATTGACCGCGTCGCCGGTGATGTTGCTAAAAATCGCAAGCGTGCCAGCGCGGGTACTGCTTCCGCGCTCGCCGTTGCAAATATTCCACACGCAACACACGGCGGTTATAGCGCGCTCGGCGTTGGGGTTGGCGGCCACGCAGGTCAGCAAGCCATTGCTATTCGTTATTCAAAAATGACGGATAACACAAAATGGATCGTAAGCGCGTCAGTTGCGGTTAATACGCAAAATGAGGTGTCTTTTGGTGCGGGTTTAACGAGACAGTGGTAAGGGGTAAAAAATATGGCAAGAGGCATATTAACTTACGAAATTATGGCCAAATCAAAAGAATTATTGGGCTATGAAATCACACAAGAAGAACTGAGATTGATGCCGTATATACAGTATTGTGTGCTTAACGACCAAAATATAAGTCCCTCCCATGTAAACAAAAAAGAACGCGAAATTCTGTCTGGGTGGCGGTATAAAGGCTACATCAGCGCACCGTCGGCAAGCCTTAAGATTAGCAAGTTTTTTTACGATGCCATTTGCGAATTGTTGTGGCTTGGGTATGTTATGTCTGTTGAGCGAAATATGGAGCAAAAATGAAAGTCACAGATAACCAAATCCTTGAATATATTTGGGATGAAACATTAAGCCTCGTAGCAAGTAGCACAATCATTAATTATATGGGCGATAACATTGGCACTTATAGCGAAGACGAAGCGGCAAAGGATGCAGAAATGTTTGCGACACTGAACATGAATGATCTTGTTCCCGGCTCAGGTCTAAGCAAAGGGCGATTTAAACGCAAAGTGGAAAAACTTATCAGACAAAGTGATCTGCTGTCACGTTTAGGAGGTAACTCCTTTATCATCAACTCATTACACCTTGAAGAAGTTGCTATACAAGCTGTCCGAAATTGGCAAGCAATCGGTGTGCCATGCGGGATTGATACAGATGGTAAATCTCGTAAAACCATGCCGATTAGCGGGCTCCCAAGAAGCATTTTTGAGTTAAAAACAAACTGCTATTTGATTTTAAGAAGTGAATTTCCAACTTATTACTAAGTAAGGATTAAAAAATGAAAAAATATTTTTCTTATGATGCATTAGAACGAGAGTTCACAACGCATGACACACTAGAAGAAGCTAAATCACAAGCGCAAGACTATGTCGACCAAACATTTGAATTTGGCGCAAATGATGGATTTGATACTGACCTTGAAGACGCTATAAAAGAGGGGTGTTTTGGGGTTGTGTTAGGCGGGTTTGATTTACCGACCAGACCGCTCACCAAAGAGGAGGAGGATATTTACGGTGATCAGTACACTCACATGGTGGAAAATCCGGTGCTTGTTGAATATCCGCAAAATGAGTGGATTAAGTGTTCGGAACGGTTGCCAGACGATTGGAGTGAAGTTTTATTTGCAATAAAGGTACCGGAATCCGAATCCGGGTGGCTAATTAGAACGGGCAGCTACTTTGAAGATGGTATGGGATTTTGTAGTTTTGACGGTGTAGAGTTTGAAGGTGTAACACATTGGAAACCGTTGCCACAACCGCCATTAGAATAGGCTTCATTCTTAAAATCTAACATATTATTCAGCCTTCTCGCGAGAGAAGGCTTAGTCATATGACGGAGAGGACAAAAAATGGACCAAAAAGAAGCGCGAAGAAAGCAATTAATTCAGCTTATACACATTGGGAAAAGTAAGTTACAGATGGATAAAGAGGTGTATCGCCTTTTTCTTGTTAATACGGTGGGTAAAGATAGCTGCACGCAAATGAATTTGATTGAGTTAAATAAGGTCGTAGATGCCATGAAAAAACGCGGTTTTCAGGTTTCCGGAGGGCGTTTTAAAGATGGTAAACGCAAGTCGCCACCAAGTTCCGCCTCGGTGAGTAGCAATATCGTTAAAAAGATCCGCGCAAAATGGATTGAGATGGCAGACGCGGGCATTATCCGCGACCGCAGTGAGGACGGTTTGAATGCGTTCGTTAAAAATATCGCTAAAAATGCACAAGGTGAGCCGATTCCATTCGTGAGTTGGCTTAATAATGAGCAGGCGTCGATTGTATTGGAACGCCTTAAACAGTGGCAAAAACGAATGATTAAGGGGTAATTTATGAAAGAGTCGCTAATGCAAATCCGCCGGCACGAATTGCTGGAAGAAATCGAATTGTTGGTGATTGCGCTATGTAAAAATTACAACTTAGGGCAGGACATTTGTGAGCAGATTGGAGTCAGCGTTGCCAACTGTTTATCCGAAGAATATGCCGGGCAAGTTATATGCTTTCCTAAAGATTACAGATATAAGATTGCCCAGCGCGACTTGGATATTTATAACAGTTTTAACGGTCGAAATTGGGGCGAACTTGGGCGTCGTTATAATCTGACTGAGAATGCTTTAAGGAAGATTGTTAAGCGTGTGCAGGATAGGATAATTAAAGAGAAACAACCTGACATGTTTATATAAAATAACGGCTCTACTGATCTAATTTTGTAGAGCCTTTTTTATTGTTTATTTTTATGATTATTCTTTTTCACATACTGTAACGGTCTTTCATTTTCTTTATCCCACTTCTTCAAGGATTATCCCCCTAAGTCCCATTTATGTCGCTGAGACCATATTATTTATATCACTGTGGATCAATATCCCGAATAAAATAACAAACCACACATAAAACGTGTGGTTTGTTATTAAAAATTTATTTGCTGGATAAATCAATTTGATATACCGCAAATCCCACTTCATCAGTACCCACCTGTTTCATTGGGTATTGGGCGTTTTCTTTGATAAATTGCGCCGTTTGCTCACTTGGTGAAGTTTCAAAGCGGACATCTAATTTATCGTTGCCTTTGATTGGCACGAAGCACCAGTTTTTGTCGGCACGTGGGTTCACTGCACCGTCTTTTTCACTGGTGGCTTTGATGTAATCTGCCAATACTTGACGGTTTTCATCCGGCGCTGCGTAAACAATGTGTTTGTCGCCGGTGCCCGGGAATTTATTACCATAAGCACGGTAGTTATTGGTCGCAATTAAAAACTCCGCTTTCGGATCCACCGGTTTGCCTTGGTAAGTCAGATTCACCACGCGGTGTGCATTCGGGTTGATTAACTTGCACTCGCCGTCATAACGTGGCGGTTGGGTTAAATCGTATTCGTAATTTACACCGTCGATCACATCGAAGTTATAGGTGCGGAAGCCTTCCCAATCCAATAAGGATTGTGGTTTATCGCTGGCAGGATCAATTTGCTTAAACATCCCCGCACTGCATTCCAACCATTCTTTCAATTGCTCACCGCTGACTTTCACGACCACCAAGGTATTCGGATACAAGTATAAATCCGCTGCATTGCGGAACGTTAACTCGCCTTTGTTCACTTCAGTGTAGCCTGTCGGATCGTTTTTACGTCCACCCGCTTTAAACGGTGCACCCGCACTTAAAATCGGTAAGCCAGCCATTGCCGGTACGCTTAGGGCGACTTTTTCTACATAGGCTTTTTGCGCTTGGTTAACAATTTGAATGGTCGGGTCATCTTGCACCAATGCCAAATAGCTATACATATTGTCGGTGGCTTTACCAATCGGCTGGGATACGAATTT